CCTTACTATTTCATAAGCCTTTTCTGCACGTTCTTTATCTGACATAAAAAAAGCGCAACCATTTTATGATTGCGCTTTAAAATTACAAATTATTTTTTACTTATGCACTTATGCCATCTAAGTAGGCTATGTCCTGTGCTAATGTGCCTGTCTTAAATTGTTTAGGCATTGTCATTTGTTCGCCTGACAAAGTAATGATAACGGCTGTATTGTCATTTAAAAGTGTTTGTAAGCCACCTGTTAACGCTGAAGCATTTAATCCTAAGTCAATGCCATATACTTCAATACCACCGTAATTACCCTCTACAAAAGCAAATACATCGTCTGCATTAAATAACGCTTCTATTGCTTCTCTTTCAGCAGGTGTTGAATAATAAAGGCTTAACGCTAAAGATTGATTAACGGTGTTTACGTTTTCACCGATTACACCTTCAAATGTTGCAGCGTGTTTAAATTTTTTACCAATAAACTTCTTTAATGTTTGTGCTATGCTTGCAATGGTAGCCAATGTTACGGTATTGATATATCCGCTGCCATCAGTAGTATATCCACTTAGTTGTGATAGTTGCCCTATCCAAACTCTTTTATTAATACCGCCTACTTTATTAAGTGCATCGCAATTAGGGTCTATGCCCTGTAATATTTCTACGCAATTACTCATTGTTATAAAATTTGTGGGGGCTGTTACACCCCCTTGTTATTTAATTAGAACCCTGCGATTACGTTCAATTCACCATAACCATATTCGTATGCTAATAAAGCAGAACCTGCTAAGTAGTAGGTATCGTCTTTTTTCTCATACCATGCCAACTCATCCATGAAACCGTTAGCATCTAATAATACTTTGTGGTTTGAACCTGTGGTTAATACTATTCTGTAAGGGTTGATAACTCCTGAACTGTTCGTGAAGTCAGCAGCTAATCTTTCATCTACGATTTTAGCTACTACAATTGGAATACCGAACAATGAATTAGCACTTAAACCATCTACTATGCTTTCTCTTTGTATAATACCTGCGTTGGTTTGTGTTGAAGCATACAAGTAATTAATGTAAGCATCATAAACTTCTTCAGTAATTAACCATACTTTACCTTCGTTTGATACTTGTTTCAAGAAACGTGATTGAGAATTAAAAATATTTCTCATGGTGTTTAAGAAATTGGTAGCGTTTAAGTCAGTTGCTGTTACCGCACCTGCATTTACTGTACCATCGGCAGCGTTTGCACCTGCTTTTAATTTCTTGTAAATACCATCTAAAACGGTATAGTAAGGAGTAGCTGAAACTGTATCACCTAAAAATAAGAATGATAACATATCACGATTAAAAGCATAAGCCCTTTGCTCTGATAAGAAGTTCAAAATCTCTGGTGATAATTCGCCACGCTTCCAACCATCAGCCAAACCGTTTGCAAAGATTGTTTCTTTCAAAACATCATAGCACGCTTCTACGCTTGCTTGCACTTCTACGGGAGTGATAGTTTTCTTTGTGAATGAACTGTTGCCACTAAAAGTCCAACCGCAACTAACTTTCTTAGAAGTAATTTTATCAAGCTGGGTGTTGAAATACAACTCCTGTCCTTGATACTTTCCGACTATTAAGTCGAAAGGCAATTGATTAATTTTAGGGTCATCTAATAAAGGCTTTATGAATAATTGAAATTCGGGTTTAGCCTGAACCGCTACGGATGTGATTACGTTTGCCATTTTGTTTACTTTTTATTTCTGATTTCTAATGCTTGTTCAATTAATGATTTATTTTCTTTTGGTGTGTTTTTAGGGAAGTCTTGTGATGCTTCTATTTTACCGTTTAATACACTTGCTTTAAATGTTTTAAATTCATTCATTGCGTTGGTAAATTCGGTTTTTACTTCTTCTAATTGTGCTGTAACGTCTGCTACCTGATTTTCTAACTCAGCGTTTAAAGCCTTAGTTTTTTCTAAGTCTTTTTTCATAGCTTCAACATCTTCGGCTTCTTTTACTTCGGTTACTATACCGCCTGCAACTACAATGGTTCTGCCATCTTCAGTTACGTGTTCGCCATCGGGTGCAAGAGTTTCGGTCATGTTGCCGTTATCCATTAAAAAAACCTTTTTGCCCATAAGGTCGCCATCTTCGGTTTCTACAAATACTTCGTTGCCATCTTGCAACTTAACTACCATGTTTTTAAACTTGGATTTGAATAAACTCTTAAATGAGTTCTCAATGGTTGATAGCTTGGCTTCTAACCATGTTTTTTGTTCTGCTGTAAATTCTTTTTGCATATTTAAATTGATTTGTGCCTTGATTGGTAATGGTGTTCTTGATGCTATACTTGCATTTACTATGCTATCAACGAACCCTATCTCTAATGCCTTTGATGCTGTTAACCATGTTTCACTTTTCATCATAGCTTTTACTTCATCTATTGCAATGCCTAACTTTTGAGAATAGAAATTTGCTAACTGATTTTCAGTAGCTTCTAATTCGTTTGCAAGTGCGCTTAGTTCTTCGCTTTCCATTCCTATTGGTGCGCTTGGTGTCCAATAAGGATTGTGAACCATGATTTTTGCATTGCTGTATATCTTTCTTTTTTTCTTATCAACCGCTAAAGCTATTACGGTAGCAATAGAAGCACATAAGCCCTCAATGGTAACACTTACAGGAATAGATAATGATTGTATGTAGTCATGGATTGCAAAGCCCTCAATCACATCACCACCTTCTGAATTGATAAATAATTCTATTTCAGTAGCATCAGGATTGGCTTCTACGATATTCTTTAGCGTGTTTAAGCCAAAGCCACCGTATTTATCAATATACCCATCTATGTTTACTTTCAAAATCATGTAACAAATATTGTTACATTTCAAAGCAAGTATGTATATTTGGGCTAAATTAGCCCTGCAAATGAATACACCCTATAAGAAACAAGTAAAGACTACATTAAAAGGTGATTTGTTAAGTAAGTTTAGGTTCTTCATGCATGATGAAAACATGAGAGAAAGTGAAGCCTTGAAATACTTAGTAGTAAAGGGCTTGCGTGAAATAACCTACAATAGAAATTTAGAAGTAAAGAAAAAGTAATTACAGTTCTGATATTCTAACTGATTTATCTTTTATCGCTTGTCTTTTTTCAAATTCTTTTATTGATAATACAGGTGCAGGTATTTTTTCAATTGCCTTAGTCAATAATCTGTTTTGTTCTATTTGTGAATTAACCCTACCCCTACTTTCTAATATTGGTAATGTGGTATTAATTGCACCACCATCTGCTAAATATTTACTGCTACCTTTAAGCCATGACTTACCACCAAATGCTTCATTGATTGCACTAAATTGTTTTATTTTTTGATAGGCGTTTTTCTTCATTACGTATAAGCCTTCACCGCCTTCAACTTCTGCTACTGCCCTACCCCCTACTGTTACTATTTCACCGCCTTGTGAATGTGATTTGCCTTCAATAGATATTTCACCGCCTTCGGCTTTCTTAGGTAGTGCTACATCTGCAATAGTTGTTGCTGCTATTGTTGCTATTGCTATCCCTGCTCTTATTTTAGCTTTAATATTTTGTGCTGCTGCTATTGCTTGACCTGTACCTGGTGCAATAGCATTTAATGGGTTTGCTGCGCCAGCTGCTAAATTGGCTGATATTTCACGTTGTGTATTTATTATTATTTCTGCTATTGCCAATGATTTATCTGCTGCTAATGCTAATTTAGCTAAAACTGTATCTTGACCTGCTAATTCACTTAATAAACCAATTGCAGCCTTTGCATTATCTATTCTTGCATCTTGTAATTGCTGTTCAGCTTGTAGTAATAATTCTTGTTGTTGTTGTTGTTGATTTAATAAATTTTCATTAGCTTGTATTTTTGCATCTAAAACAGCATTTTCATATTCTATTTGTTTTTCAGTTGTTTCTTCACCATAATCTTCTAATGCAACTTTTTGCGCTTCTAAACTTTCAAATTGTATTCTTTGCAATTCCGCTTCATATTGTTGCTTATTTAATATTCCATTTGCATATTGCTCTTTAGCTAATAACTCTTGTTGTTCAGTATTTATTTTTAAATTGTCAAGTGTCTTTTTTAATTCTTCTTTCCTTACTTGTTCATAAAATTTTATTAAATCAAACTCTGTTTTTTTCAATTCTTCTTTAGCTGCTTTGTTTGCTGCTACTTCTTCTTTTTGTAATAAGATGTTTATACGTGTTGTTCTTTGGGCTATGGCTATTTGCTTTTCTGAATTAGCTTGCAATACTGCGCTTCGTAATTCAATCAATTTAGCTTCATCTTCTGCTGCTAACTTCCTGCCTTTCAATCTTGTTTCTTCTGCTTTTAATTCATCTTCGGCTAACTTAGTAGCTAACTCACTATTTTTAATCTCTAAATCTGCTATTTGATTAGCAATTGCTATTCTTTCTTTTTCTGACTTAGTGCGGTCTTTTAAAGATTTAGTTAATGCCTGTACTTGTATGTCGTTTTCTTTTATCGCTGCATTAGTCTTGGCAATAGTAATAGTAAATTCATCTAATAATTTAGCTGCTTCAAAACCTTCTTGCCCTGCATTTAGCATGTCCTTACCTGTACTTACTACTGCATTGCTCAACCGTTTAAAGGCTTCAATAGGGTTAGTCAATACAAATGCAATATCTTCTAATACTTTTTTTGGATTTGTAAATACTTCAACTATTCTTTTACCTACATTTACTGCTGTATCTGCTAAAACGCCTAAAGCCTTATTAACTGCTGCTGTAACAAATGTAATAGTGTCCATTACTTCTGCATTGCCTTTTAAAGCATCTATTAATGCAAAAAATATTTCTACTAACCTACCTACTGGGGATGCACTTTGTATTCTATTTAAAGCATCGGTAGCCTTACCTACAATGGGAATACGATTTGCTAAACCGCCTAAAGCCTCTGCATAGTTACCTACATTTCTACGTGTATCACCTATTGCTGCCTCTTGTGTTTTTAAAGTTTCAGATAGCTTTTTTATTTGCTCGGTTGCTTCTTTTGGTGGGTTCTTTAAACCTATGTATTGAGCCGTTAATTGCTTAAGTAAATCTCTATTTTGCTGTATAGAATTATTTGCAAAATTAGTGGTATCTGTTGCTTTCTTTTGTACTTCTGCATAGCCCTCAACTTGTCTGCTTAATACCCTTTGTTCATTGGCTAAATTCTTTAATATAACTGCATTGGCTTCATAGCTTGTTGCGGCTTCTTTGTTTCCTGCCTTTACTTCTTCTGCTAATTGCTTTTGTGCTTCTTTTAAAGCGTTTGTGTCTGCCCTTAATTGTGCAAGTTTCTGTATCGCTGCTTGTGCATCTATATCAAATACTACTACTTCTGCCATGTTATTTTAATTTAACTAATTCAACTTCTACGCTATCTACTGTCGTGCTATCAAAACCGCTTATCTTTGAAATATAAAAGTAAGAATTAAACTTGTCAATGTAAACAGGTTTTAAGAAATCTAACTGATTAATATCTAAAGGTGTTAATCTTACATTTACGTTTACTATTTTAGTTCGGTCTAAAACCTTTTGTAAAGTGTTGTAATAGCTTGGTATTAAACTATTGCTAAATCCTAAATTATAAGTCTTATCGCTTCTTATAAACCATGTAATTGGTAAATTAGTGGTTACATTTGTTGTAGTCGTTCCATCGGTATAGTCTATGTTTCCGCTTATCTTTTCAAGCAATAATATTCTTGGCTCAACCTCTTCTGTTATTTCAGTTACAGGTACACTATCTTCTATCTCAGTAGTCCATATTTTTATGTTTGGTATTTGTAAACCCTCTAATCTTGTTACCAACTCAGTTGCTGCATAGTTTAACTCAATAAATTCATTTGTGCCATCTAAGGTTTCATCGTCTATAAGTATTTCACCATCTGTACCTGCTGGCTTAATAACACTATCATCATCGGTATAAGTCAATGTGTTTACTTGTGCATAATCATCAAGTGAATACGTTATTTCGGGTTCATCGGTATAATCAATTTTATCACTCCAATCTATTGCTAAACCAATATTTTTAAGTAAATCATCAAACTTATTTATCTGTACCAACTTTGTAAACTCATTGACTTGAATTATAGCACAATACATTTGAAGGTATTGTTTTATGAAGTCACCTTGTTTAAAATCGCTTTGTATTTGTCTAAAGTTTAGTACATTACTCATGTAACTAAAATCGGCTTGTGCTATATTAAAAAAAGTTAGTGAAGCAAAAAAAGCAACATATTGTTCACCTGCTACTGCATTGACTGTATATTGAACTGTTACGTCCCACGTTGGCGGACCTACCATAGATTGCAATCCTGCAACTTCATCTAAGTTAGTTCCGTTCTTTTTTAATATTAACGCTGCCACAGGTAATGTCTGTGCGCCATTGCCCTTTAATGTAAATGTATATTTTCCGCTTACAGGTATTTCATAATAATAAATAACGTCTGTAAATGTAATAGGGTATGTGGTAAATGCGCCATCAGTTGTAAACGTGCCTGCTTCGTTTTTAATATCTAATCCTACACGAGTTTGCAATACAGGCGAAGCATAGTATAAAGGGTTTGAAAAATTACTGCTTTGTGTGTTTGCTATGTCTGTCGAAGAGTTTGCATTAAAGTATTGTGGATTTTCAAACGATGGTACAAATAATGATTTTGCGCTTTGATACTGAATATCAAAAAGGTTGATATTGTTCTGTAAACTATAACCTGCATCGCCTACTATTTCCCTTAATAAATCGTCTATAAACAAACATGGAAGGCAATATCTTATATCAAAGTTGTTATTGTTATTATTTATGATATTGTTCGGGCTATCAGCGTGAAAATCAATTAACGGATAGATGTAGCCTGTTGAATTGATACGGCTTGCAATTACGTTTGTTAAATTTTGTTCGTGTGCTAAAGCAGGTAAATATGATAAGTCTGTAATGTTTTTTTTCTTAATCAACTCAAAAAAGCCTGTAAGTCCACCATAAACCCTGATATTAAAATTATCTTGTGCGCTTTCAATGTCTGCAAATCTTATTAGCTGGTCTATACCATCTACATAAAGCCTACACTTCAAACGTCTATAAGGTCGGGTAGTTAGGTTATTGATTATGTCTGCATTTTCTAAAACTAATTTATTAGTGGCAGTTCTTGGTAAATCAAAGTTCACGCTTCTAAATCCGTTCCTTGTTTCAAAGTTGCCAATCTCTGCAATAGCGTAGTCAACCTGTATGCTTATATCTTCAGGCAAATCCATCAACACGTCTTCAATATAAAGTTCTACAAACGGCATCTACTGTGATTGTATTATTAATTCTTTTGCGTAAATAAATGGTATTGAAATATCAAATATTTTTTGGCGTGATGTGTACGTTTCAAAATCTTCGGTGTCAATAAATATTTCTATATCCCATGCTTGGGTTGCTTCATTGTATAAATACGCTTGTATTGACGTTCTTAAACTTGACAAATAATCTACGTGTGATTTCGGTATGCTTCCTGTGGTTACTACTACTCCATTGTAAACATTGGTCTTTGACTGATACTTTAATACTTTGCTAAATGTTTTAAATGTTGTGGTGTCGCCTTGTCTTATTTCAAAAGTTTTTATACCTGTGAATATATAATTTTGCCAACCGCCCTCTCGATTAAGCCATGCTATGTTGTATTGATTATCGCAACAATTCTCATATACTACCGTTCCACAAGCACCAATATTTATATTAACAGTCCAATTCTTAAAGCCTGTGCCTATAAACTCCTGAAATGAAAACGTAAATTGACCTGTGGTATTGCCGTTTATTTGCCAACCTATGTAATTACCTGCCAATATATCTTCTTCTAATTCTACAAATGATGGTACATTAATAAAATTTGTGTAGTAAGTTACAAAAGGATTGGCAATGGGTAAAGTTTCCTGTACCACATCACCGAAGCAAATACTGTAATTTTTATATGTTGCCATTATTTTAAAGTATTTTCTAATACCCCTTCAGCACTCATGCCTAAAGTAATGTCATTGTCTTGTATAGCTTCTCTATTCGTGTTGCCATTGGCTTTAAATAACAATTCCCTGCCGTATGGTATACCTGTGGTTAGCTGTGCGCCACTATCTACTATATTCGTTAATAAAGCAGTCAATGATGTACGTGTTATCGGGTCGGGCAATGCTGCTATCTCGGCTAATAATTCTGAACGTGTCTTTATCATAACGTTATTTTAAATTGATTATTAAATTCTGTGGGTTCAAATTCAGGTTCGGTTTCATTATCGGTAGTCAAATAGTTTACAATTACGTTATTTTCTAATTTACTTGCAATCGTTTTTCCGCAAGTAAAAAGTATAACGTCTTGACTGTTTAACCACGCATCGGTATTGACAAAGTTTTGATTAAAATAGTCTTGCTCAATCGCTGCATTGGCTACCTGATAGCTTTCAAGTTCTTGGTCTTGAAAGTATAATCTAAAACGGTTGAATAAATTAAAGTCAACGCCTATGGTTGGGGGCTTAATCTGAAATGTTGATTTTAAAAAACCTGATACATCCCATTTATACTTAATCGTTCTTGTATTGATTTCTGCCGTTAAGTCTGCTATCTTAGTTAGTGGTAACTCCGTTGCGTATTGTTCACCAATGTCATAACCTAAGTATAATTCAAAGTTTAACTTAGGGCAATACTTAATAGGTCTTGGTAAAATATCATTGACTTGATAAGTTGTTTCCAATACTACTTGAACACTCGTATTAACTGTTCTTATGGTGTGGAAACCTTTGTACACGCCATCGCCAATATATAATAATTCACCCGCTGACAACGTAACACTAAAAGCACTACTAAAAGTAACTTGCAACCTACCTGCATTATTCTGCATGATTACGTTTGTTCGTGTCTGTGGCTCGCCCTCATAAATGATAGGCTGGTGGCAACTACTCCACGCAAACGGTGTAACTACATTGTCTAAATATGTGCTAAGTGTTGCCATTTAATATACTTTTAAATTCAAGCACTAATATACCACTTATTTCATTTTTTATTGCATTAGTGAACGCTTCATCTATTACGCTGCTCAACATATCACTACCGCCTTTACGGTGTATTAAATTACCTTCTTCTGCCATTTTTTTAGCTATTGCAAAAACAGTTCCTGCTTTTTCTGCTTCGGTCTTTGCATCAAAGCCTAATCTACTTTTTACCCCCGATTTTGTTTCAACCCAATCGGCTAATTGAGGAAATGTACCACGGGGCTTGCCCTTGTTCACGCCCTTAGTCTTTACTCCATACCTTGTATCGTTTGGATTGTAAGGCGGATATTTACCTGCTTTCCTGCCCTCTGATACATTATACACATAGTTTTCAGCGTAAACCGTTACCCTTGTTTCTGTTGCTTCGTATCTTATGCTTTCGGCTAACTTGCCTGTGTTATTTGCAGGCTGAATACCATTATAGGTTACATTCAAGATATTATTCTTTAACCTTGCTACCGCTTGTTGCCCTATGGTGTCTAAGAAACTCATTTAGCTGTCTTTATTTTCATTAACCTTTCATCGTATTCCGCTTTCTCTAAATCGTATAATAACTTAGTCATCACTATTTCGGCTGGCATATCCAAAACTTCATCATGTGATTTGCCGTAAACAATAGCCAATCTGTCAATCGTTGGAAAACTGCCAAACTTTCTAAACACTTCAACGCCTGCTATTTCTTCTTCGGCTTCGGTTTCGCCTTCGTATAGTTTCTTGAATTTAGTCAAGAACTCATTTAATAATTCAAAAACGGTCTTAATCTTTGCCATTGCTAAAGGCAATTGATAATCGTTTATATCTTCATTCAAATAAACTAAACCAACTTGTTGCGCTGCTTTTACCCAATTGCCACTTTGAATAATTGCCTGCCTTGCTTTTTCTAATTTGCCGTAACTTTCTTTACCTATGTTTAAATCAATCTCTATACCTCCGTATGCTTCTGCGACAAATAGAATATCTGTATAAACTACCGCTTCACAAATGGTCTTAAAATCGTTTATAGACATATCTAAAAGTTCATCTTCACTTATGCCTGTGGCAACCTTTAATCGTTCAATGATATTACGGTCTGCATGGTTGACTAAAGCAACAAATTGTTTCCAAGTCAACTCGTCAAAGTTAGTTGGCACTTCGTATGTGTTTGCAGGTGTCTTAACTGTTATCATCGGTTTGCAAAGTGTTTAGGCAAAGATAATGCAGTTTGTGTTAATTCTTTTAGGGTATAGCGTATCGGGTCAATCGTGTGATTATAGTCATCAATCGGTATGCCTGCCTTTTTATCGTTCCAACAATAATTAGATAGTTCTTTTCGGGTATTGGTTGAACGCTCGGTAACCACAATCTGATAGTCTTGCATTTGAGTTATACCTGCCGTTACGCTGCCCTGACCTTTGATAGCACCTCGAATATTCAAGCCTTTACGCCTTAATTCGTCAATCAATCGTGGTTCAGCACTATCGGCTATTATTAAATCACTTGGCTTTTGTATGTGCGCTTTATTTAGTTCAAAGATGGTATCAGTTCCTAATTGATTTTTATTGTAGAAGCATTCATCAACGTATATCTTTTTATTCTTTTTATCTACTGCCACCTTAACCAATGTAGTGGGGTCAATCGCAAAACCATAATCTTGACCGTAACAATAAGGTAGGCTGTTATCAAATTCACCTATTGCCCAATTCGTAAATATTGCACCCTCACGATTTGCCCTTTGACCTGAACCATACACCTGCCACCAATACTCATTTCCTTTTCTGCTTTCAATATCTTCAATCTGTGCCTGTGTAAGATGTGGGTTGTCCTTATAAGTAGTTATACATACTCCATATTTATCTATGTAGGGGTCAAGCCAATGGTCTAAACCTAATGCAGGATTATAGTCTGCTATTATTTTATATCGTGTTCTTGGAAAAAGTTGGTCTATGGTTTCACTTGGGAACTGATGTGCTTCGTTAATCCAAAGTATATCTCTACTTCTACCATGTATTTTATCGGGAGTGTCTGCTCCGTAATAACTTAT